CACGTTGCTGCTGTAATAGCTCAGGGGTAAGCATACCCATGCGCTGGAACTGCAACTCCTGGTACTGAGGCATAAGACGGCGTTCTGCGCCAAGAATAATATCCTGCGTTTTCCGTCCGTACAGTTCTGGATAAAGCTGACCGATAATATCGTATGGGTCACGATACTGTCCTTCGGCTGATTCAAGTGCGCGAAGTTTAGCTTGCCTTGCCCTTTCTGCTGCTTTTTTCTTAGAGCTTCCACCCAATAGACTACCGCCTATGCTTACTGCTGCTGAACCTACTGCTAACCAACTCATTTTACTACCTCTGTTAATGTTTTCAAATTTTCTATTGCAATCGCTGGGTCGTTAAAATCCTCAGCAATTACCTCTTCTTCAATCTCTGCTAAATCCGTTTTGTCAGTTACATGAACCGTCACAAAAGTGCATTCGCTGTGCGTATAAATAACTCGTTTTGTTCCCGCTTCGGTAATACCGTGATGTGGTCCTTCGAGATGCACAACTCCTTCCTCCGTGAATATTGACATCTTACCAGACAACAGGAAAAACGGATGGGTCTTTTTGTGAATCTTCGTTACCAAAAGCAATCCCGCTGGGTTTACGATTTTTCGTATATAGCACCCGTCCGCAAATAAATGAGTAACTTGGTTCTGCTCGTGCAGTTCTTCTTGCGTCATGCTGATTTCACTATTTTCTAGTGAGTCATGGAACCGCATAATGCCATCACGAAAGTCACGCTTCTTGCGAACCAATTGTCCAGCTTCCCACGCCTCGTCAAATGTGAAGGCGTGTTTTAGTCCTAACTCGTTGGTTTTAGCCACGAACTGAGCCTTGGCTTCCTCGTAGCCCATAGGGTCTTCTATGACCTGCTTTTCAATATCTTCCATTGTAAGTTCCATAATCCTAAGCTGTGCGTTTCCACATATGAACCACGATGTAGGGCTGGAGATTGTTGTGGGCATCATTGTTACCAACCTGGGAAGTCCTACCAACATTTCCATAGCTACTGCTAGTTGCTGGTCTAAGCGCATAGGATTGAAACGTGGAACCTCCTTGGGTTGAAATTTCGGATATTGCGTTACTTGCAGTTACATCACCAGTTTCAGGAACGGTTCCGTTTACGGCAGCAAGGTGATGGTGTATTGGTAGTTCTGACTCAATAAGCGTATGCGTCTTAGCACCGCCAGTTTCCTCAGCCGTATCAAAGTCCGTGTCACCCGCATCAATACCAACGGGTACTTTACCAGCACCGAATGCTACCCATGTTCCAAAACCCAGAAGTGTAGCTGGGTTATCAGAATTGCTGGCATTCATGTAAATGGAGCCAACGGGGTAAGCGGCTGTCAAAGCGTCACTCGCAATCTTAATTGCAGTAACGGCACTATCAGCTAGTTTAGCAGTGCTGACACCGCCATCCTTGACGATAATGCCACCGCCCGAAAGCTGGGTGCTGATGTTGTCAACTGCCCCTGACACAAAGGTTGAAGCGTCAACCAGGTTGTTTAAGTTTCCCGCCGTAACCTGGTCGCCATTCGCAAATGTATGTCCTTTTGATAATACTGCCATTAGTCTGCTTTTTGTGAGGAGCGGAAGCTAACTGAGCCATCAGTGTCAATGGCTCGAATGCGAGGCCGCCCGCTCGTGTTGTTAATTGTAAATTGTATGCCGTATCCACGGCGATTGCCTATTCTACCACGTATAGAAACATCTTCGTTGATTGCCAATGCGGTTCCGTTGAAGTCCTCAAGGCTGCCCAGGGCAACCGTAGCATCTGGATTTTCCGTTTCAGCAGAGATGTCAAAGTCAGAGGTGTTGTCCTCACTGGATTGAACGTGGAGCTCGAACTCCTTCCAACGCTTGCGCTCAAGTGAACCCAGGGTGTACTGCCTAGTCGTGACTGAGCCATTTACGTTAAGGTTCTGCTGAGTCCCGCCAATCTGGGTAATTACTCGGTCAATCCCGTCAACCCGCTTTTCAAGGCGGTGAACGCCACCAATGTCATTTACTGCGTAAACGGCACGGTCATCGCCATTACCAACCACGATAAGATTCGTGCTGTGGAAGTTGGCATCATTCACTTGGTCAACGGATTCCCACTGTTTCGTTAGGAAGTTATAAACCAGGATTGCATTGTTGCTGGTTGCGCCATCCAGAGGAACCGAAATAAAATAACGGTTGTCAAAGTAAGTAGCGACTGAGTTCTCCCATGCGTTCTTGTTGATACGCTTGATGGTTTCATTGATGGGTTCACTCAGCGGTGTCTCAGTACCACGGAGATTGTATTCATCAAGGAACTGTATTCCGTAAACGCCATTGTCCGAAAGGAATATAACCTGATTGCCAACCTGTACAATTGATTTGCGGGCTACGCAACCAACCTCATTTGTCAGCAAGCGGTTCTTGGAGTTCGCCAAAACTAGCGTATCAAAGATTGTATGGATGCTGTTGCGATTAAACACAAGCAGGGTGTCCTCAGCGAATGAATGCAGACCCACAACAAAGTCAGCCGTACCAGCATTGAAACGGTATTGTGCGTAAATCTGGTCATACGTATCGCTGTCCAGTGGCTCCGAGATTATCACTTCGTCTAATATATCACGAGAGGTAAAGCTGTCCACCGCAATATCTACGCTGAACTTAAAAGGCATAGCCAATCGGCGTTGATGATATACCGCAAACGGTGGTGCTGGCATATGGGTAAAGCCAAGGCCAACCGATACGTGCTGTTGAATAATGATTCCCGATACGTTTGATGCGTCATCCAGTTGAACAAAGAAATCAATAGTAAAGGCCGTATCATCCCTGGCAGCAACCATGAACTCATCGCCAATAGTAAATGTTGCGGGGCTTCCAACGCTCTCCACGACAAATACCTCACCAACATTTAGCCCATTCATAGCCGCAAGACTGGCAAATGTAGCCGTAGCCTTTCCGTCCACGATGTCAACACGGGTCGGCGAAAGTCTCTTTGGCTGGCTGTACTCACCGCTGGCTACCTTCGTGAACGCAGGTGTACCAGAGAAGTCCCCATCCCACTCAAGTGCTGTCTTGCCCTCACGGAAGATGTAAACCTTGTTAAAGGCTTGAATCATGTCAACGGGCTGACCTACGGTTACGGCCAACGGATAAGCGATGTCCGTCTCAACCTTAGTAGCTATGTTAATAGCAATTGCTTTTGTATTAGCAGCAATAATAATGTACTGACTCGCAGAAGCGTTGGGGTCAGAATACCCGCAGGAACCATAGATTTCATTAACCGCATCATCGTCAAGGATAGCAGTAATACCATCTCCAATTTGTCCAGCGGTGGGCAAATCAAAAGGAAGACTCAAGGCATCCACGCCAGCAGCCAGGGGTGCTGTGACTAGCTCTACGCCCTTGCGAACCTGCGCCTCAGCGTTTCTATCCAGACGGATATTCTGCGCATCAGCAAGCAATCCTCGCTGAAGCTGGTCAGGGCGAAGTCGATTGTTGAAGCCAATAAAACCGACATCCCCATCCTTGGAGATTCGGTCGTCTCTAGCTCCGTATGTGCGATATTCAGGCATTAGCAGTCCCAGGCTCGGCGGCTCCAGTAGTTAGCGGATAGTTTGTTTGACTTGCCCTTGATGCCACCGCTCCGAGCGCAGTAGCTTTTCTTGCGGGCTGGCTTGTCCTTCTTGATGGTCATGTTAGCATCGCCGAAACGGACAAGTTTTTCCTTGCCACCCTGACAGGCTTTCACGACAAACTTCTTCCCGCCCTGGACTTCACGGCGTGGCACGTTGCATTTCATCTTGGATTTATCAGCCATTACTTTTTCTTTAGTGATTTAACTCTACGGGGCTTACCTGCTGGTTGCCCAAGTTTCTTTTTTTCTGCGACTCGGCTTCGCTTTTGTGCGGAGGTCATCTCGCCAGCAGTAACAGGGGTTCTTTCGCTTACACGTTTCGATGGCCGACAGTATGGTGTCCCGCGCTTTTCTCCCTTTTGTCTGCCACAAGGCTTCCCCGAGCGGACATCTATCCACTCCTCCTTGAACCATCTCTTGAGGGCTGCACCCTCCTTTGTTTTGCGCACTGCCATTACTTTGCATTCTTTCGTTTACCCCAATTAGCGGCCCCTACCTTGCGGCACTTAGCTATCGCCCCACTTGCATAGGCAGATGGGAAGACCTTGTAACGGGCCTTGACTTTTTTATAGCAAGCGTCCTTTGGCATTATTTACCTTTCATCTTGCAGCCGCAACCCTTGCGCTCGCCACATGAACCCTTGTCTGCTTTACCTGCTGGTTTTCTTCCGTACATATTATTCCTTATTTTACTTGAGATGAACCAAAGTAGAATCCTACAATGGCAAGTGCTGTTTGGCGTACTTCAGGGAGTATTA